CCGACTTTACAAATGCTTTATTAGAAGCAGGAGCAAGAATTGATGAAGAATTTGAAATGATGCCGGACACTTTTACGGACTGGGTAAATAATATTAAGACATTCGCTACTGGGAAATTCCTAGAAGAGGGCGGACTTCATGAAAAGATATTAGAAATGTTAGCAAGTGACCAATTCTTGGCAATGGTAGAAGGTATTAAAAATGCAATTGTTAGCCTATTGGATTTCTTAGGGATAGTGTTGGATTATGTTTTAATGATTTCAGAATTGATTGGAAACAGTGATGGATTTCAAACATTTAGTAACAACGCAGTAAGAGGAATCACCTGGGTAGCTAATAAGACAGTTGATTTGATGAATTTAGCTACTGATGTAGTTCGATGGGTAAAAGATAATGAGAGTACTGTTAAGAATGTATTATATGGAATTGGGGCTGTATTAGGGGCGACAGTTATAGCAAATACAACAGCTGCCGGAGCTGCTGCAATTGATATGGCAAATAAGTTTCAAAAGGCTGGTAAGATATTTGGGGTTAGTTTTAAAACCTTTGGAATTATAGCAGTCATTACCTTAATAGCCACCTTGATACTTTGGATAATTGATTTATATAATACGAATGAGCAGTTTAGAAATAAAGTACAGCAGGTATGGGCTGATTATGGAGATGCTATTATTGCTACGGTAGTTGCAGTGGGTGCAATATTCGCAAGCATATTTTTTCCTACAATCTCAGCGGCTATTGCAAGTACCTTAACACTTATGGCGACTACAATAAAGGCTGGAGCGGCAATGGTATTAACTTGGATTCAAGTAGGATTAGCTTTCTTAGCAGCTCACTGGTGGATATTGTTAATTGTAGCAGCTGTAACGTTAGCAATATATGCTTGGAATAATTTGGGAGAAGTTGGTAAGATATTAGCTATTATCATTGGAGCTATCATAGCAATTATTGCAATATGGATAGCTGTACAATGGGCTTTAAACGCAGCTTTGACTGCTAACCCTATTGGAGTAATAATTATGGCGATTGCGGCTTTGATTGCGATTGTTATAACGATTATACTTTGGATAATCAAGTTATGGGAAACTAATATGGACTTCAAATATGGAGTAATTAAGATATGGAATTCAATTCTTAATTTCTTCGAACAGGTACCAATATTCTTTCAATGGGTAGGAAATGGTATTGCAGACGCATTTGGGTGGGCAAAGATTCAAGTACTTGATATATTACAGAGTATGGCAAACGGAGTAATTAGCATAATCAATGATTTGATTGGATTATTAAACAAAATTCCTGGAGTAGCTATTGACCCAATACAGCAATTAACATTTGCAACAACGGCGGCGGCGGAAGAGGAAGCATCAAAGCAAGCAAGAGCTGATAGTTTACAGGCATCTAAAGATAAAGCAGTTGCAAGTGCTGCTGAAAGAGATGCAAAGATGGCAGTTGATAGAGCCACCGATGAAGCAGCACTTGCAAAGAAAAGAGCTGAAGGCGAAGCTGAAAAGCAGGCAAATGAAGCTAAAAGTAATGAAAATGATTGGTCTAAATATTTAGATAATCAACCAGAAGATATTGATTGGAGTAAATATGCAGGAGCTGCAGCTAATCCAACAATTGCCGGAGGTAACTTAGATAGTATTGGAAAAATAAAGGATGATGTAAGTATAACAGATGAAGATATTAAGTTATTAAAAGATGTAGCTCAAACAGAATTCATCAATAAATTTACAACACTGAGACCAGAAATGCAAGTATCATTTGGAGATGTAAAAGAAACAGCAGATGTTGCTAAAATATTAGAAGCTTTGGAAGAAATGGTTGAAGAAGCTTACGCAAGTGTATTAGTAGGGGAGGGAGCATAATGGCTATTAGATTTTTCTTTGAATTTGATAACCAAGTTGTTCAACTTCCAGTTAACCCAGAGGAAATTGTTATAAAATCCTCTGGGAATAATAAAACGGAAGAGATTGTTAAACTTGGAGAAATTAATATATTAAGAGAAAAGAAGTTAAAGACAATATCCTTTGAATGCTTCTTTCCTAAAGATTCTTCTCCACCTTACGTATTAACAAAAGGTAAGTTCAAGGATGGAGATTTCTATTCAGAGTTATTTGAAAAGATTAGAGATTCAAAGAAATCATGTAGGTTTATTGTTAGTGATACAAAGATAAATATGCTAGTCTCAATTGAGGACTTTGATTCAGGATATAAATCGGGCGATGAGGATTTACATTATAGTATTTCTATTAGGGAATATAGACCACATGAGGCAAGAATTGTTAAAATTAAATCATCTGAAAAGGAATCAGAGCCAGCTAAAGTAACTCCACCTCCGGTAGCCCCACCAAGACCAAAGACTGGATTCTCTATTGGAGATACAGTGATAGCAAATGGCAAATATTGGTATACCAGTTATGGAGATAATCCTCATGGAACATTTAACAATTTTACTGGAAAGATTAGTCATATTGTGGCAGATAAGAATAGAAAATACCGTTATTATATAACAACTCCAAGCGGAGGGTATAGAGGATGGTTGGCAGAAAGTCAAATAAAGCATAAATAGAAAGAGGTGAATTGATGAATATAGAAATAATTGTACAAGATAGTAAAAGTGGCATTGCTTATGATATTAGTGAGGTGGTTAATCCAGTTAAATGGGAAACATCTTTAATTAATCAACCGGGCAAATTAACTTTTAACTACCTTGAAGACGAAAAAATATCTATAAGTGAGGGCTCACCTCTTTCTTTGAAAATTGATGGTAAAGGCGTTTTCTTTGGATATGTATTTAAAAGAGGAAAGAAGAAAAATAAAATAGTACCTGTAACAGCCTATGACCAAATGAGATACTTAAAGAATAAAGACACTTATGTACTATCGGGATTAACGGCATCTCAAATATTTACTAAAATATGTAAAGATTTTAACCTAGATGGGGTTATTAAAGAAGCCAGTTCATATGTAAATTCTCCAAGGATTAATGACAATAAAACTTTATTTGAAATTATACAGCACGCAATAGATGAAACTTTAATTAATACGGGTAATTGGTATATGATTAAAGATAATTTTGGTAAATTAGAATTTGTTTCAATCAACTCCTTAAAGACTGATGTATTTATAGGAGATGAAAGTTTACTTATTGATTTTGATTTTGAAAGCTCAATAGATAATGATACCTATAATCAGATTAAATTAATAAAGGAAAACAAGGAAACAAAGAAACGTGAAATATATATAGTCAAAGATAGTGGTACAATTAAGCAATGGGGATTATTACAATATTTTGAAAAGATGGATGAAAAAGCAAACCCTGCTCAAATAAAAGCAAGAGCTGATATGCTATTGAAATTAAAAAACAGGGTTACTAAAAAATTGAAATTAGAATGTTTGGGGGATTTAAAAGTATTTGCAGGAACTGGCATTGTATTAGGAATATCTGATTTGGAAAAAGAAGGTATTCCAATAAATCAATATTTTATGGTAACAAGTTGTTCACATACTTTTAAAAATGATTTGCATACAATGCAATTAGAAGTGCAGGTGAGTATATAATGGTAGGGAGTAAATTAATAAATATAATGCAGAATGCGGGGAAAATACCAACCGGAGAAACAATAGATTTATTATTTGGGGATGTAACTTCTATTAGCCCGTTGAAAATTAAGATAGATAATAGGTTTGAGGTGGATGAAAAATTTCTAATATTATCTGCATTAGTAAAAGAAACAATAATTAAAATCCCCGAAAGAGATGCTAACACCCATAAACATATTATACCCCAACATACCACATCCCCTGCGGGAGAAGGACCCCATACCCATACAATCCCAGAAATGGTAACTAATTCAGCATTACCAGATATTCTTCTATGGAGAGGATTAAGGGTGGGAGATAAGGTAAGGATATTAAGGGTAAACAAGGGTCAAATGTTTTATGTAATAGAAAGAGAGGAGGGAATAGATTGATACCAGAACAAGCAATTGATTTAACAAATTTAGAAATAGAAAATCAACCCTCCCGAACTTATAAATTAGANTTTGAAAGAAAAAGGATTGGAGGGATGATTGATAACGAGCANGCTATAATGCAGATGGTTATGAAAATCCTTTATACAGAGCGATATGCTTATGTAATATATAGTTCNCAGTATGGGGTAGAGCTAGATAGGATGATAGGACAAGATTATGATTTCATAGTTTCAGATTTAGAAAGAACAATTACTGAAGCCCTTACCGCAGATGATAGAGTAATTGATATAACCGATTTTCAAACTAATAAAATAGGTATTGATAAGATGGAAGTATCTTTTACAGTGAATACTTTTGATGGCTCAGTTGATATAGAAACGGAGGTGGCAATATTATGATTGGAGATTATTTAGAGCAGTATTCATTTGAATATCTAATGGAAAAAGCATTAGCCCGAGTTCCAAATATAATTGATAAACGAGAAGGTAGTATTATATATGATACTTTAGCTCCAGCTTGCTATGAATTATCTGAGTATTATATGAGATTGAGGAGAATACTTCAAGACACTTTTGCAGAAACCGCCAGTGAGCAATATTTAGATTTAAGGGTTGCAGAACGAGGAATAACTAGATTCCAATCTACTCAAGCAATTAAAAAGGGGGAGTTTTTAAACTCTAGTGGAGCACCATTAAATATTGAAATAGGTAGTAGGTTTTCTACAATTTCAGATACTCAACCTATAAATTACATTGTCCTAGCTCCTTATCAAGTTGAAGGAGTAAACGTTCCAGGTAGTTATCAACTAATATGTGAAGAGTTTGGGACTATTGGTAATAGTTATGTTGGAAATATAATTCCAATTGATTATGTGCAAGGTTTAAGTGAAGCCCTTATGACTGACTTAATAATACCTGCAAGAGATATTGAGACAGATGATGATTTAAGGTCAAGATACTTTCTTTCATTAACTGAAAAACCATTTGGAGGAAATATTACTCAATATAAAGAGGAGTTAAAAAATATTGATGGTGTAGGAGCGGTTCAAATATATTCCGCTTGGGATGGCGGGGGTACCGTAAAATGCAGCGTTATAGATTCATCTTATGATATTATATCTCAAGAGTTCATAAATATTATTCAGGATTTAATTGACCCTTCACCTCAAGCAGAAGGATTAGGTATTGCCCCTATTGGGCATAAGGTAACAATAACAACTCCATCAGAATTGATAATCAATATAGCAGCTAATTTAACACTGATGAGTGGATATACAAAACAGCAAGTGACCCCAGCTATTCAAGAAGCACTGGAGAACTATATTTTATCTTTGAGAAAAGAGTGGGATAATGGCAATGAATTTAATCAATATATTCTTGGAGTTTATATATCCAAAATAAATGCGGCTATTTTAAATGTATCAGGAATTGCAAACGTGACTAATATTACTATTAATAGTTTAGCAAATGACTTAATATTAACGGAAAACGCTCAGTTACAAGAGCTTCCAGTATTGGGGGCGGTGACCTTAAATGAATAAAACAAATTTATCTAAATATTACCCACGGATTTATAAAAATATTTTGGAAATAGATAATTTAGTATTTACGGAAAATGAATTATTCAATGAAACAAATACTTTAACAACTGAGGTGGAGGATAATCAATTTGTATTAACCGCTAATTCTAAAGGATTAACTATTTACGAAAGAATGTTAAATATAATAGCAAATCCCTTGTCAGATACTATACAATTTAGGAGAGAGAGGATAATAAATAGGTTGTCTTCCCTCCCTCCATTCACATTAAGAGAATTGAAAGGTAGGTTGAACAATCTATTAGGGTCAAACAATTATGATATTGAGGTGATTTATGATAATTATGAATTAAAGTTGGATATGAGGATTGGGGTTTATGGAAAATTAGATGAAGTTTTGAAAACCTTAATTTCAACTGTTCCTGTAAATATGCAAATCATCACCACTAATAATTTAACTTATGAAGCTACTGGGACAGTGTATACAGCTTCGTATAAAGCAGAAATACGTAATTTTACTATTACATCAGAGTTGTTGCAAGAGTATTTAGCTCAAGGGTCTTTCTATACTGGTTCAAACCTAAGTAAAACGCTTGAGTATATAATAAATTAAAGGAGGATAAATAATGCAAAACTTAGTTATAACAAACAAAGGTCAAGAGTTAATGGCAAAGTTAATTGCCGGAACATCTACCGCAACCTTTACAAAGATTTGCACATCAGATTATGACTATACCAATACTAATCTTGAAGAGTTATTAACGATGTACCAAATCAAGCAAGAAACCTTAGTTTCTAAAGTTTCAAGAACTGATACAACTATGGTTGAGGTATTAGGGGCAATTAACAACACAGAATTAACAGAAGGATATTATATTAGAGGAGTAGGACTATTTGCGGAGGATTCAGATGGGGTTGAAATTTTATATGCTATTAGCATAACAACTACTCCAGATTATATGCCCTCATTTAGTGGTTCAACCGTTTCAGGGGTAACTTTCAGATTGAATACAAAGGTGGATAACTCATCTCAAGTTACACTTGAAGTAAATCCTGCAGCTGTTCCTACCATTGAGCAAGTGAACCAAATATCTAATATTATAACTATCCATAGCCAAGCAATGATTGCAAGTGAAGAAGGAGTTCATGGTTTTAGATACTTCAATGATATTCTACAATTTGATGATGGGAGTGGGAATTGGATTGATACCGAAACCGGAGGAGGAGGCATTGCCCCTAATAATGTAATCAACCCAAAGATTAAAGTAGGTAATAGTAAATTAACAATTAGTTGGGAAGACCCTGGTGATACAATTGTAGAAGGACAATTACTTGCAACTTGGGCGGGTACTAAGCTTATTCAAAAGGCTGGTTCCTATCCTGAAAATGTAAAGGATGGAACACTTATTCTCGATAATAAAGTAAAAGATGCTTATGCAACTAATGGTTTTGAAATAAGTGGATTAGCTAATGGTCAAACTTATTATTTTCAGTTATTCCCTTATAGTGATAAAAACGCAGTTAATGAGAATGTAGCAAATAGGCTTTCGGGAACACCCCAACCTTATAAAGTAATGACTGCTATAATTGACCTATCTAATAGTAATCCAGCAACTTGTATCACGTATGCAGATGATGCGGTTGGTATGACAGCTGGTTCTGCGGTATGGGATGAATTCTTTGGTCATTATCCAGTAATTCTAAAAGATGGGGTTGAAGGGGTAAAGCTTAACCCTAATGATTATACAAAGGATATTGATGGGAACAATGTTAATTTAGCTTCTACAGTTGTTGGGGATGTTATGGTAGCTTTTCCAAGAAGAGGAGTAAAGATAACAACAGTTGGAAATACATTAACTGTAAAAATGACAGATGACCCTGATAACCCAGAATTTGAATATTTAGCGCATACCCGAGGAACTACTCGAAAAGAAAAGTTTTATCTTGGGGCTTATAAAGGATTTACAAATGCTTCAAAATTACGTTCTTGGTCAGGAAAAGCACCAACAGTTTCACAAACTATTGCAACATTCAGAACTCAGGCACAGGCTAATGGAGTAGGGTATGACCAGAGTGGATTCTATCAACTAACGTTTAGACAAGCTATGTATATATTAAAATATGGAAACTTGGATTCTCAAACTGTAATTGGTAGAGGTTTTGTTGATGGGAATAGTGCAGCGACCAATACTGGTAGTACTAATCAAAGAGGTATGGATTGGGGAGAAACAACCGGTAAACAACAAATGAAGTTATTTGGGCTTGAGGACTTTTGGGGAAATGTTCGTGAATGGATTGATGGATTAGTATCCACCTCTACTTGGAATATGCTGACAGCTACAGATAATTTTAATGATACCGGTGCAGGGTATATAGATAATGGTCAAGGAGCAATCGCTAATATTGGAAACTATATGAGTAAACCTCAAGGAACAACTAAGACTGGGTTTATTGCAAAAGAAGTAACTGGTTCGGATAGTACTTACTTCTGCGATTATGCGTNTTTGANTTCTTCCTGTGTTGCGNATTNTGGCGGTNNTTGGGGTNATGCTTCGTATGCGGGAGCTTTCTATTTGCTGGTGCATTATGCCGCTTCGAATTCGTATGCTACTTTC